CAAGGTAACAAGGGCAGACAACTCAGTAACAGAGTACGAGATTACTCCACTGATTGAATACGCCTTTGAGCAATACGCCAAGAAGGGCTTTCACAAAGCCTTGATTGAAGATCAGAAGCAGTCAGACGTGTACTGGCTCTGCTGGGAAGCAATTAGACGTTCAGGTGAAACAGTCAAACCTTTTGGGGAAGGATTCCTTGAGACTCTCAAGTTAGTTGAGGTCTTAGAGTCCGACCCTTTAGGGTAGATAGGAACTCCCTCACCTATACCGCAGCTCGCTTGAGTTACGAGTATGGAGTTCCTTTCCAAACCATTGTGGAACTTCCACCAATGGCGTTCAAAGCACATGTAGATGTTCTAAAGGACATAGTAAAGGAGCGCAACGATGGCAACAGAAGTCGTAGGCGCTCTTAATCTGCGCAAAGCCCTAAATCAATATGCACCTGATCTTGCAAAAGAATTGACTAAAGAACTAGGAACAGTTCTTAAACCAATCGTTAAAGATGCTAGGGGATTCGTTCCAGCTGAGTCTCCAATGTCAGGTTGGGCTCCTCGTTCATTTTACAATGGCAAATTCCCTACTTACAATTCTTCACTCATTAAGTCTGGCATTGTCTATAAGACAAGTCCTAGCCAAACAAATAGAGCTGGATTTCGCAACACAATTAGAATTCAAAATAAGTCCATGATTGGTGCAATCTATGAGACTGCTGGACGCAAAAACGGTCAAGGTCAAGAATGGGTGGGTCCTAAAGGTGGTGGAGCTTCTAAGGGAGTTTCTAGGTCAAACAATCCTTATGCTGGTAATCAATTTATCTCAAACCTTGGAAACCTTTACGGATCAATGAAAGGCAATGACCATCGCATGATGGGACGCCTTATCTTCCGAGCTTGGGCAAAAACTCAGGGTAAAGCAAATCTTGCAGTTATTCGGTCTATCGAGAATACAAGTAAGAAATTTAACGAGCGTTCACAGATAGTTGATTTAAGGAGAGCCGCATGAGTAATGTCGCCATTAACATTGCCGCCGAGTTCGTAGGCAAGGGAGCGTTCGATAAGGCTAACAAGTCCGTTACAGGACTTCAACGCAATGTTAAAAAAATGGCAGCTGGTCTAGGTGTAGGTCTAGGACTCTCAGCTCTTACAGCATTTGGAAAGACAGCAGTCAAGGCTTTTGCAGATGACGAAACATCAGCTCGCCGCCTTGCCGTAGCCGTAGATAATCTTGGTCTTTCGTTTTCACAAACTCGAGTAACAGATTTTATTGCAAATTTAGAGAAATCGGCTGGCATTGCAGATGATGTGCTTCGTCCTGCATTCCAAGCTCTGCTCAACACAACAGGATCATTAACTAAATCTCAGGAACTCTTGAGCAATGCAATTCAAATAAGCCGAGCAAGTGGGATTGACTTGGCTACAGTCTCACAAGATTTAGCCAACGGATTCGTGGGTATTACAAGAGGTCTTAAAAAGTACAACACAGGACTTACTCAATCTGAACTTAAAACAAAGAGCTTCAATGACATTCTAGGTGTCATGCTCACAAAGTCAGCTGGAGCAGCACAGGACTACCTCAGCACTACAGCTTATAAAATGGATGTCTTAACGGTTGCAACAGATAATGCTAAAGAAACCATCGGCAAAGGGTTGGTCAATGCTTTTGCTCGTATTGGCGGTGGAACAGAAGCCAGTGATGCAGCTAAATCTATTAACAACATTGCCACGGCTACAAGCAATCTTGTCGTGTTCTTAGGTTCAGCCATTGGAGCAGTTGAAAAATTTAGAAAGGTTTACACAAACTTCCTAGCTGGTGGTGATGTTAACGCTCTTATGGCAGGTAGTCCTGCTTCAACTAATCGATCTAAATCTCCAGCAGGTACAGCAGCTAGGACAGCGCAGCAACGCGCAGCAGAAGCGGCGGCAGCTAAGAGAGCCAAGGAATTAGCAGCACTTACCAAGAAGCAAGTGACAGCAACTAAGGCTTTAACAGATGAACAGAAGAAGCAAGCTGCACTCAAGAAAGCACAAAGCGTCTTTGATTTAGAGCAGATTCAAATCATTGCTGCACTCAAGGGCAATATCTCAGCTGAGGACAGAACTCGCCTTGAGGCTCAGGCAGCAATCCTTAATGGTAACGCTGACCTTGCAAGCAAGCTGACTAAAGATATCCTCATGGCTCAGGACTCAACAGGCAAGCTCTATCAATACTTCTTGTCTATTCCAGATGCCAAGAATCCCTTTGCTTATCTAGATCAATGGATTGCAGACTTTCAGAAGAAGATGAATTCCCTTACTATGACCTCGACCTATACTCCAGCAGGATTAGCCCCTGAATTAGCCGCTATCGGCGTCGTGGCAGGTTATGGAGACTATGCTGGCTCTATTGCTAACCAAGCAAGCAATGTAGACTTCCCGTCTTATGGCATGCAGACAGGTGGCGGAGATACCATCATCAATGTGCAAGTCCAAGGCAATGTAATCCGCGAACAGCAACTCATTGACCAAGTCCTAGCAGGAGCGCAGCTTTCAAGTCTTTCAGGTTCACCATCTCAAATTGGTAGAATCGCAGGTATGTTCGGCTAATGGCACTCCCAGCGCAGATAGCCGTATCCTTTGACTTTACTAACGGCGCAACCTTTGGCTATAATGGCTTCGTTATTGGCGATGCTAAATACGGAATTTTAGGTACAAACACTTTAGGCGATTCTAGTTCTCCAGAGCCAGTAGTTGATCTAACTCCTAACGTCTACGAGATAAGCATTACCCGTGGGCGCAATATCCAGCGCGACCAGTACGAGGCAGGGCAATGCACGGTCAGAGTCTTAGACCCTCTTAGCTACTTTAATCCTCAAAACACAGCCAGCCCTTATTACGGCAAACTTGTACCGCTTCGTAAAGTGCGTGTTTCAGCCACTACAGCCACCACACAAAAGTACCTATTCTCAGGCTATGCAATCGAGTATCGCTACACCTATCCAGTCAATCAAGATACTGGTTATGTAGATATCGTCTGCCAAGATGCTTTCCGCTTATTTAATATGGCTAATGTCAATACCATCACAGACTCAGGCGCAGGGCAGACAACTGGCACACGCATAGGCAAGATACTTAATCAAGTGTCATTTCCTACTTCAATGCGTACAGTAGCGGCAGGTGCTAATACTTGTATTGCTGATCCTGCAACTAACCGCACAAGCCTTGCAGCTATTAAGAACGCAGAGTTCTCTGAGACAGGCGCGTTCTATATGGACAGCTCAGGCACAGCCGTATTCAAGTCCAGAGCGCAGGTCATGGCTTCTTTGGCTACTGCTCCAACAGCTTTTAACCAAACTGGTGGAATTCCCTACAAGAACCTCAAATACGCCTTCGATGACAAGCTCATCATTAACCAAGCTAATCTAGGACGCGTAGGCGGCACAGTTCAGGTCGTCACCAATCAGACTTCAATTGATAAATATTTCCCTCACTCAGTCACACAGACTGACCTTGTAGCTGAGACAGATACCATTGTCTCTGAGATTGCTAAGGAATACATTGCTACCCGTCAAGAAACGACTATCCGCATTGACGAGATGACGGTTGATCTACTAGACCCAGCAGTTCCAACTGACACAATGCTTGGACTGGACTACTTCAGCAATCTACTTATTACCAATATTCAGCCAGACGGCTCAACTATTGTCAAGAACCTGCAATTTCAAGGCGTTAATTGGTCGATTACGCCAAACAAGATGACCGTCAATATTACAACGCTTGAGCCAATAGCCGATGGCTTCATTGTTGGAAGCTCGTATTACGGTATAATCGGCACTAATACATTGGGTTACTAGGAGATAAAATGGCATCAGGATTACCAGCAGCAACAGGCGATGTATTAACCGCCGCAACCGTGAATGGTCTAGTGACCTTTACCGTCAATAGTGACGCAACGGCAGATTACACAGCAGTTTTAGCGGATCAGTACCAAGTCCTAGCGCCTATGAACAAGGCGACAGCAATTGCCTTTAAGATTCCTACAAACGCTTCTGTGGCGTTCCCAGTAGGCACAGCCATCACAGTCCTTAACAAAGGCGCAGGTACTTGTACCATTTCAGCAACCACCTCTGGCACTACTACAGTTCTTTCAGCAGGTGCGGTAGCAGCTTCTCCAACCTTGGCTCAATACAAGACAGCAGTCTGCATCAAGACTGCAACTGACGTCTGGTATGTCGTAGGTGGCATTGCTTAATGCTTAACGCAATCTTTGGGACTCTTAGCTCAGGCGCTCCACCTGTTGCTCCTAACTCTTATGAGTCGATTTCGACTGTAACAGTTGGTCTATTGGGGGCGACAAGTATTGACTTTACTTCAATCCCTAGCACTTACAAGCACTTACAGATTCGTGGTATTAGCCGAGGCAATAGAGCCAATACTGAAGATATTATTGGTATTCAATTTAACGGAGATACAACCTCTACAAATTACTACAGTCACAGAGTTTTAGGAGATGGCGCTAACGCAGGTGGCGGAGCGCAAACTTCAGCTAGTGGATTTCCTTGCGCTTGGGCATTTGATACGCCATCTGCAACTGCAACTGCAAACGTCTTTACAGCTCTTGTGATAGATATTCTTGATTACACAAATACAAATAAACAAAAACAAGGTAGAACTTTAGCTGGTTATGACGGCAATGGTTCAGGATTTTTAGCACTTGCTTCTCAATTATGGATGAGTACGTCAGCTATATCTTCTATTTCATTATTGCCTGAATACGGCACAGGTTTTGTTCAATACTCATCATTCGCGCTTTACGGAATTAAGGGGTAACGGACAATGGCAGCAGGATCAACTTATACACCAATTGCTACAACTACAGTCGGCAGCGCCGTATCTTCAATCACTTTTTCTAGCCTTGGTTCTTATACAGATATTGTTATTGTCTGCAATGGCACAGGAGGAATCTCAAGCAACGATTCTTCCATTTTGCTTCAATTCAACGCCGATACAGGTTCTAATTATTCAACAACTTATTTACTGGGCGATGGTTCTGCAGCTGCATCAGGTCGTATAGGACCAAGCACTGCCGTATATTCCATGCGTGTAAATGGAACTACAAACTCAACGGGTATAGCTCACGTTCAAAATTATTCTAATAGCACTACATATAAGACAGTAATTAGTCGTGGCAATACTCCACAATACGCCATCGCATTAGTTGGCTTGTGGCGTTCAACTGCTGCAATTACATCTATTAAATTACTAGAGCAAAACGGCGGTAATTTCCAAACTGGATTTACTGCAACCCTTTACGGAATCGCGGCGGCATAATGGCTAATACCTTTGAACTAATCGCATCAAGCACAGTCGGCTCAGGTGGAGCGTCCACAGTGTCATTTACAAGTATTTCAAGTTCCTATACGGATTTGTGCTTGAAAATGTCAATGGCTAATAACACAGCAAGCTGGGTGGATTGGTACATTCAATTTAATAGCAGCACATCTTCCTACACAGATAAACTTGTTTATACTGGAAACGGAAGTAGCGCTTCAAGCACTAGCGATAGTGGAATACAGCCACGAACCCCATTATCTACTCAGGCTTGGATGAACGCAGAAATCTATATTCCCAATTATGCTGGTAGCACCAATAAATCTGTGTCACTTGATCAAGGTTGGAGCCGTAACGCTAGTGGTAATGGTTCTACTTTTACTGGGCTATTGGCTGGCTTGTGGTCAAACACAGCCGCTATAACTTCAATTCAAATAGTTCCTACTTCTGGAAATATTGTCCAATACTCAACCGCCTACCTATATGGAGTAAAAAATGCCTAATCCAACACGAATCGAAATCAACTGCGAGACAGGCGTGGAGTCAATCATTGAACTCACAGACGCTGAAGTTGCAGAGATGACCTACGCAGCAGAATTAGCTGCTGAGAAGAAGGCTGAAGAAGATGCTAAGGCTGCCTCTGACGCAACTGCTAAGGCTGCACTCCTAGTCAAACTGGGCATTACAGCCGATGAAGCTAAACTCTTATTGGCATGACTCCCAAGTTATGCAAAGCTGGGCAACAGTTAAGGCTTCAAGTCGATGATAGTTACCCAGACAGAGATCGCACCTCAGACGGCTGGATTGGCGACACTCGTCATCAGGCACGTCCTTCTGACCACAATCCTGATGCAGAAGGTATCGTCCGAGCCATTGACCTTGACAGGGATTTATCTGGTAAAGCCAAGCCAGACCTCATGCCTGACCTTGCAGATCAACTACGACTCTGCGCTAAATCTGGCGATAAGAGAATCTCTTACATCATCTTTAACGGAAGAATATCATCTTCCAAGAAGGCTTGGGCTTGGCGTCCTTATAGTGGAACTAATAATCCCCACAATCATCACTGCCACATTAGCTTTACCAAAGCGGGCGATACAGATGGCTCGTTCTTTAATATCACGATGCTAGGAGGCAAGTAATGAATATGAAGAATCCTTATGTAATGTCAGTAGGAGCGTTCCTAGCAGTCTGGGGCACAACCTCTAACTTCGCTCTGGACTATCGCGCAATCCTTGGCTCTTTAGTAGCAGGCGTCTTTGGATACGCCACTCCTAAAAAATGAGCGCGGTAGATTATGCTGCTTGGGCTGTGGGTGTTGTCACTGTGCTTGGTGGTGTTGCTTCATATACCCAGTTCATGATTAAACATTACCTGACAGAGCTAAAGCCTAACGGCGGCTCAAGCATTAAGGATCAGGTCAATCGCCTTGAAGTGCGTGTCGATACAATAATCGAGATGTTAGGTAAGTAACACTTATCTCATGGCAAGAACTAAGAAGGTCATTGACCTAGATGCTTACTCAGCTCTAGACCAATACTGCATTGCTTTGCACGTTTATTACACCAGTCTGCGCAAGGCTGGCTTCTCTACTGATATGGCTTTCTGGCTTCTATTAGATCGTGAGTCTTATCCTGACTGGATTTTGCCAGTCAAGCCCATCGAGAAAATATCGGGTAATCCCTACGAGGACGATGACGAGGACTAATGACAGTCAAGAGAATTGCCTG